TAATAATACCTTTCATAATCCATAAATAAACATTCCTCATTAAATTTAACTCGATAAAATCCATACCACCTAAAATAGCATAAAAATATGTTGAAGTTTGGAATATTACTTGGTAAGCTATGCTCATATTTTAACCTATTCCTGTAGGTTGAAGTACCACCGCGCACATGCGCAGTAGCTTCTGGGTATTTGCCGTACTCAGAAGCTATATCTTATAGATTATATTATTGAAAATCAAAAATATCCGTTATACTACTAGCGCTCAAGCATTAGATGGTTTCCCACTAATTCCCTTTAATGCTTGAGCTTGCTCGCCTTCAAATACACTAAAAAAACAATCAGCAGTCCTCGGAGGAGCATAATTAACAATCTCTGTCGTTATAACTCCAATTAAATCAGGGGTTAACTGTTTACCCGAATTCGCAACTAGTGCATCTAAAACCAGACATCTTAATTTCAACTTGTCATTCATTTGATAGTGTCCTTCCAATACGCTTTAAGTTTATTATCAGTAGCATCCTGGATTTTGAACTGAGATGCAATTGGAATGTAACCCCATCTAACCCAATTACCCAGACTTGCAGCAGACATTCCAGTCTCTTTGTAAAACTGGTAGCCGTTTTTATAATAATCTCTTACTTCAGTAGGTGTCATTTTTCTCTCACTGTTAATTACTTATGAAGGCATTGTAATAAATAATTTGACATAAAGCAACTACTGTTATAAACTGGTTTCACGTCAAATCCTGGCGCAGACTATAAACAGTAAATAAGGTGTAATTATGACTATATTAGAAAGAGAGCAAGTTTTGAGTGAAAGCGTTAAAGAGCTGGAGAAAATCAATAAGCAGCTAGCTAAAATGACTAAACGCAAAGAAGAATTGACGGCTGAAATTATTGCGGCATTGGGTCACGACCATGCCGGACAAAAGTCTTATGACTATGATGTTTGGAAAATAGAATGTAAAACTCCGCAAATATATAGCCTGGATAAGAAGGCGTATGAAGCTGGTGATATTTATATCCCTGAGGGATTTAATCCCGTTAAAACTGGTGTGTCATATACGGTTGATAAGGCTTTATGTGAAAAGATTATGAGCGAAGGCCCGGAGAGTGTTAGAAAGTTATTAATGGAGCTTATAACTGTTAAAGACGGTAAGGCATCGGTCACAATCAAGGAAAAAATTTAATGAGCAAAACAGTGTTGGTAATTGGTGAAAGCGGTACGGGCAAAAGTACCGCTATACACACCCTAGACCCGAATTCAACATTTATATTTTCAGTTCTTGGTAAACCCCTTCCATTTAGGGGTTACAAGAATAAATATAATGCCGACCAAAAAAACTACCATGTTAGCGATGATTACAAAATTGCTTTATCTTATATCAAGGCTATTAATGAAAGGCGTCCGGAAATAACAACGCTAGTTATTGATGATTTTGTATACTTGATGTCGCATGAATTCATGGGGCGCGTCATGGAGAAAGGTTATGACAAGTACAATGAACTAGCCTCGCATATTTGGATGATATTTAAGGCTCTTACTAATTGCCGTGATGACTTAACGTGCTTTGTCTTAAGCCATAGCGACATTGACAACCAGGGTAAATCAAAGGTGCGCACTATTGGAAAAATGCTAGATGACAAAGTTTGCTTAGAAGGAATGGTGAGTACTGTTTTGCATTCTATGATTGTTGATGGCGAGTACAAATTTTTAACGCAAAACAATAGCACTCATTTAGCTAAATCGCCTATGGGTATGTTTGATGATTTGCTAATCGATAATGATTTACAGTATGTGAAAGAAAAAATAGAAAGTTATTTTAATGAAGGGGAAGAATAATGGGTTTTTGGAGTAGCGAATTAGGAGAAATAACAGGGAGTGAACACGACTCACATTTACAGGATTTTTCTGTAATTCCAGATGGTACTACAGCATTAGCAGAAATTAAAACCTGCTCTGTGGTTGAGTCAGATGCAACGCAATACAAAGAGGCAGATAAATACATCGAGGTTACTTACAAGATTATCTCTGATGATTTTAAAAAGCGTGAAGTCACGCAAAAGATTAAATGCTTTAATGGCAAAAAAGAAGCTATTCATCGTAATTTGAATATGCTTAAAAGATTAATGACGATATGCAACTTTCGCCCCACCCATAACAATGAGCCGACTAACCAAGACTTAGCGCTGATGACCACCAAGATTATAGGAATTAAAATTGCTGAATGGTCAATGCCAAAAAAAGAAGGCGGAATGTTAGAAGGAAATTTTGTTCGCGAAATATCTCCTTCTAAAGGCTTTGTATGCAAAACAGGTACTAAAATGGAAGTAGTCCACACTAACCCACCAGTTGACAGTGCTCTAAGTCGCAATCCTAGGGGTATATCTGCTGATGTTAGTGATGACCTAGAAAATGACGTGCCTTTTTAATGGGTAAGCTTGCAACTTTATTAGAGGGCGTTGAATCGCCCTTTGAGGCTAAGCGCAATTATATCGGGGCTAGCAATATAGGCCACCCATGTGTGCGCAAGATTTGGTATGATTTCCATGATATAGAGCGCGAGGAGCTGCCATCAAGAACTCGTAGGATTTTTGATGTGGGGCATATCCTTGAGGCATATATTATCGAAAAAGTTAGAGAGGTTACAGAGGTAGAAACAAGAGAAGAGGCACATTGTCATCATGAATATCCATGGTTTAAAGGTCATATTGATGGGTATTTACCTCTATATGATGCTTTGCTTGAGATTAAGACGGCTAACCACGCGTCATTCCAAAAGCTTCAAAACCATGGTTTGCGGACTTGGAACGAGCAATATTATTCGCAGGCACAATCTTACATGGGTTTGTCTGGGGTTCATGAGTGTTGTTTATTAGCTTTCGATAAGAACTCAGCTCATTTTCATGATGAGTGGGTGGGATTCGATGAAATTTATTATGAACATTTACTAATTAAGGCTAAAGCCATACATGACTCTGAGACGATGCCCCCTAGGGTTAGTAGTAATGCTTTGTTTTATTTATGCAAGATGTGTAATTACCGAGAGGTTTGTCATGTATAGTGGCCTATACATAATAGACGCGCAAATTGATTGGTGAGGAATGAGCCAAGATAAAAAACAAGATGAAGTTGATTTAATTTACCACTATCTGCATGAGAACGCAGAAGAAGCGCACGAGGCTTATTTAAAGGCTAAATCAGCGTCATGAAGCAACTACGCAAATACCAACAAGAAGCCGTCAACCAAACATGGCACGCCCTAAAAGCCAATAGTGACCCCGTGCTTTTCACCATGTCAGTTGGTGGTGGCAAATCTCTTTGCATTTCTTCCATACTGGGAACTATAGAGAAAGCCAACAAGAAAGCTCTATGTTTAGTTAATAGTGCGGAACTGGTTCGCAATAACTCCAAAACCCATCTAGAGCAAGGGGGCAAATGCTCGGTGTTTTGCGCCTCGTTAAACTCTAAAGATATATCTAATAATATAATATTTGCAACACCTCAATCTATCTTAAGCGCTATCAAAAGAGGTCATCCAATTGCTGATATTATCTTTAATTTAATTGTTATAGATGAAGCTCACACGGTGGCTTACAAGAACGATAAATCCATCTTTATGAGGATATTGCGACACTATAAGCAAGAATATAAAGAAATGCGCCTTCTTGGATTAACAGGTACTCCATACAGAGGGCTAAATGAATCCATAGTTGGTAGCAATTGCTTGTTTAAAACAGAAGTTGCCAAGGTTGATATGGCTTGGTTGATTGAAAATGGCTATCTTGCTAAGCCTAGATTCACAGTTCCTGAAACAGAGGGGTTTGATTTTAGCTCTTTGAAAGTTAGAACTACGGGCAACTTTGATAATAATGAGCTACAAAGTGTAATAGACAAAAACATACGTCTAACTGGTGAGATTCTACTTGAAACACAAAAGATAATGGCAAATAGGAATGGCGCTTTTATCTTTTTATCTACTAAATCTCATTGTTTTGAGGCTTATAAAACCCTGCCACCAGAATTAACCAGAATCATTTTAGGTGATACACCAAATGAAGAAAGAAACGAATCGCTGGAGCTGGCTAGGCAAGGAAAAATTAAATACCTTTTATCTATAAATTGCTTAATGACGGGCATTGATGTGCCTTTTTTCGATACATCTATATGGCTTAGGCCCACTAGCAGTTTAATATTGTTTACGCAAGGAATTGGCAGGGCCTTAAGACTTCATGAATCCAAGGTTGACGGGTTGGTACTAGATTTTGCTGGGAACCTAGAGCGCCACCAAGATTGGGATAATCCGCTATTATTGGCAGCACTAAAAGAAACGCGCGACAAAGATGCTGAGCTAGTCTTTCAATGTTATAAATGCAATACCATGAATTCCGAACATGCTCGCAGGTGCGTGGGTATCGTTAATGATAAAAGGTGTGAGCATTTCTTTGAGTTTAAAGAGTGCACTAATTGCCAAGTACAGAATGACATTACCTCCCGGCATTGTAGGTCTTGCCAGCATGAGTTAATAGATCCAAATGCCAAGCTATCATTAGACGCCTTAATTGACACAAGTATCACGCTAGACGTAACTCAAGCTAAATACTGGATAACCGAGCGCAACAATGGATTTATTTTTCATGCAGCCTATGAGTGCATTAATGGTTTTTGGTTTTATGAAAGCTTTACGCCTACCGCATCAGAGATAGCCAAAAATATGTTTTATGGTTCATTTGTCAAGAAGCACGTGAAACTTAGCTCTGATTACTATCCTCATTTGCAAAACATAGTATACATGCGTGCAATGCTGAATGATATTGAAAGCCCTGTGCATCTTAAAATAGTTGGCAAGGATATTAAAGGGAAGGTGTTTGCTGAACTAGATAATTTGTATAAATTTAAGAACTGGCTAAGTAAGAATACCATACAAGATAGGACTGGCTATCAAATGTATGTCGCTATGGAGGGAAGGGTTATCGAATTTTTGGGAGGTGATTACATAGCTCCAACCTTATATTCTTATGCCAATCCACACTTAACAACCCATATAGTTGAGTTTCTGCAAAAAAATTATCCTAACCTAAAAAGACTTTAAATAATATAAGACTCTATAACAGCTTTAGCAGCATCAAAACCCCATACGGCAGTTGCCAAGTAGCCTTGTTCATTCATTCGTTTAATAAATTCTACTTGCTTGGGATCTAATTTTCCTTTCCCTGCTTTAAGCTCAATAAATAAACCAGAATATAGCTTAGTAGGAACAGCAATAAATAAATCCGAAAAACCAGCCTTTACACCCATGCGCTTTAGTTTTTGGCCTTGCATAGGCGTGCACTTTCTTTGTAATGGGATATGGTAAGTATGTTCATAAACATCAGGCAAATGATGACTAAGCCAATCCATTAATTTTATCTGTTCTTTATCTTCTGGAGTCATTTCCCTTCGCGAATTACTAAGGCTATATCTGTGGCTCGCCCTTTTACTTGTTTTGCCCATTTGCTATCTAACGCCTCCAGGGAGGCTGTTGTAAAGTCGCGCTTAGATAATGCATCTATCATCTTTCTAAAGCCAAGCAACCGTGTAATACCTAGATTAAAACACATATTAACTAGCGCATCCTGTCTATTCCTGTCTAACCCTAGAAACCAAGGATAAACACTTAGTTCGCGCACACACCGCTGAATATCATTGTCTAGTAAAAAATAGGCCTCGTCTAGTGTAATGCCTTTGCCATCTAAGTTCCTTCCACACCCAATTGTTAAGCTGCCTAAAGTATCTGTATATGGCTTAAGGCGAACTCCTTCATGTGCAATTATCCAATCACTTAAATTCATTTCAAACCCCCGGCGAAAAGTCTATGTCAACGCCATATCCAGATAAAACATGCTCTGCTAATTGCTCAACAGGAGAGTCATTAATACCAGACACTTTATAGGCCAAAACCCCAAGAATTAAAGCACCTGAGATAATTAATGCTGCAGTATATGGTTTTTTCATGGCTCCCTCTCAATGTTTGCGCCCACATCAGTGAGCGCATAAACAAACTTAAGCAGCTGCTCGCAATGCTTGGTAAGATATACTAGTTGCTGCGCCAGGATCTCCAGACAACAACACAGTAATTGTATCTGTTGTAGGTGTTACTTTTTGCACGGAAACAGCGTTAGTGCTTGCTGCAACTTGAGCAAAAACAACATCAGTCGCCAAAACACCAGAAACAGTTATAGCAATTGATGCACTCCCGCCTCCATCTGCTTCTTTTCCAGCATATACAACAATGTGACTTGGAGTAATGCCAGCTGCTAATTTAGCTAAAGTGACATTTGCATCAAGAATCTTAATCGTTGTCACAGCATCATCTGCAATAGTTAAAGCACCTGTATTAATAATAGTTGCATCTCCAGACATCGCAACAGCACTCGGCACAGTACCAGCAGAACCAACAAGTATCTCACCGTCTGGAAGAGCCGCTAATTTACTAAAATCAATCGCAGCAGCCGCGTTCACATCAGCATTAACAATAACGCCTGATTGAATAGCTGTTGTACCATCTGCAATGATTCCGATATCACCAGACATTGCCACGCCTGTAGCAACATTTAATGCTGAACCAACAAACACACGCCCATCTTGCAATGTTTCACTTAATGAACCAGGGTTTGTTTCAGCAACGAATGTGTCATTAACTAAATCAACAGTAAACCAACCCTCACCGCCTGCATACGCGATAAGAATTAAACTACCAACTTCAAGGGTAAATGGACCGGCATTAAGAGACTCAATAACAGATTCTTGACTAGAAATGTAACCAGTCGTAGTTATCGTTGATAAATCGTCTGTAGTTGTTATCCTAACGGTGCGAGGGTCTTGACTGAAATCTGCAGAAATGGCAGTAATGGACATTATAAAACTCCTTTAATTAACGTTAATTTTTATATCATAATACTTTACTTCTTTTTGCCTTTCTTGTATATCTTGGGTTGTTTATTACCCATAATGTTTATTCCTTTTTAGTAGGCTTTGATAGTTTTGAAACCTTACCTGCCTTAGTATCAATTTTCTTAAGTGTCGACCTAGAAATATTACCTTTATTAAATTGCTGCTGTGCACGTGCTTTTGCGTTATCAGCGTGAGATTTGTCATTTATAGGATACTTCCGTTCCTTGGGTAATGCAAAATCCGATTTAGGAAGTGAGTTCCGTTTCTTTGTTGTTAGCTTCGCCATTCTTTTCACCCTCTTTAATAAGGAACTGAATTTCGCTTAATCGTCCTGATAATTCATTAAAAGATTTAATATACTGCGCTTCTTGCTCTTTAAGCAACCTATGCCGCTCTTGAATCTTTTTTATTTCAGAAATAATCTCTTGTTCTCTTTTTTGTAATAACATTTTTATTCCTTAATTATGAAATGAATTCGGTAATAATTACGTAGCCAGCTGACCCTGCGCCACCCGCTCTTGCAGATACATTATTAAAATCCGTGCCACCACTTCCACCGCAGCCATAATTACCACCAGCAGCTCCAACAGTCGACGAAATAGTAATATTCATGGTCGCGGTAGTGCCGCCAAAAAAACTATTTCCACCTACACCAGCAATCAACGAGTTACTAATATTTGCCCCGTAGTTAGCATTTACGCCGGATTGCCCCGTGAGGGTAATATCACCGGTTCCAGACCCTGCAGCACCTCCAGCACCACCGCCGGTTCTATTTGCTATCCCGGCTAAGCCACCTGAACCTCCGGCTGCCACACATATTGACCCTACAGAAGTTGTTCCGCCAGACCCTCCATTTCCACCTGCAGTACCAGCGGCACCTGCAGAACCTATAGTAACCACCTGGCTTACCCCGATTGTAGCTGCAGATGAAACGATTTTAGAATAACCACCAGCTCCACCGCCAGCCCCGCTAATCCGTGCGCCCCCACCAGAAATATTGCAACCACCACCACCGCCACCACCACCGACCAGCTCAATGATGCAAAAAATCATCCCAGCAGTTGGTGTGTATGTTCCTGAAGCAGTAAAAGCCTGTATGGCGGAAGATGTAGAGCCAGCACCCGTTGCTGCCGCCCATGTGCCATCTCCTCGCCAAAATGTGGAGGAGCTAGCAGATGTACCGCTATTAAGATTAGTTACTGGTAAATTTCCAGTGACGCCAGTGCTAAGCGGAAGACCTGTGCAGCTAGTTAGGGTCCCGCTTAAAGGCGTACCAAGAACAGGAGAGGTAAAGGTAGGCGATGTAGTCCCAGCAAAACTACCAGTTCCACTAGCCCCTGACAATCCAACATCTGTTTGATTTCGTGTAGCCATTTAATTCTCCTTTATGCAATTATCAGCCCAGCTGAGTTAGTTGTTATTCCGCGCCAGGTAGT